GCGTCCAGTCGCATTCGCCCTCACCATTACGCTTATCTCCGTTGGCCGCTGCTTGTCGTTCACGAACCGAACGACATACTTCCATTCCTTATGATCATTGGGAGAGTTTTTGCCGCCGTTCTCTTTAAGAATCCGCTGCCACTCTTCGCTTGCCCAATACCTCGACGCCCCGACCTGCTCCCAGTCCCAGCCCATAGAATCGAATGCCTTGACCATGTTGCTGACAGGAACCCACGCCTCGTCATGGAACAGCCCCTTCGTCACCCGACCAACTAGATCGGAAACGACCTTGCGAGCCTTGGCATTGCTAAGTCCGTCCAATGTGCTTTCCAAAGCACCAGCCACTTTCATAATCTCACTCGCAATTTTGTTCATAAAAAACACCCCACATCAATGACCATACCCGCTTGCTGTCTGCTCCGCTGGATTCCCGTCCCACTTGCTTGCCCACTCATAGCTTGAAATCTTGACAGACCCTCTCGGGCTGACCCGCTTTACAACCGCCTGCTCATGCCGATTGAAAGAGTCGGGAATAGGAACCACGCGAACCACCCCATACGCAGTATCGCTAACGACCTTCTTGTTTAGGCTGCGAACCTTAACGCTCTTGTCTGTCACTGCCAGCACCTGATAAAAGCTCGCGTTTGTCTGATCATATCCCCAGCTAGACTCTAGAATGTCCCCTACAACCAGACTATGCTTGTAGTCAACACGGGTCTGCTTGCTTTCGTTCTTAACCTGCGCCTTCTTCTTGGCATTATCCACAGCGATCTCCACGAGCCGATCAAAGCGGGAACGGTCATTAAACCGATAGTACCAATCGGGCTTTGACTTCTTGCCCGAGAACAGCATCCCTACTGGCTTCCCGTTTGACCCGTTCGCCTTGTACAAGGCGACAATCCCGTACTCTGGGTATTCCACCCGCTCCGCGTCGTCCCCCATCTTCTGCTCGTACGCCGAACGCCCTGGGACGATCAACGCTGCCACCTTCAGAATCTCCCTGGCTATCATAATCTTAACCCTCCTGACCCCCTATCACCATCAGGCAACAAGTTTATACAAGAATACTAAATAAAACGTGTCGGCTTCCAGCCCCTCAACCTGCCACTAAGGAACGGGATGCCGTGCCGACCTCGCGCCCCGCCAACACCCCTGATGGCATCATAATAAGCAACCGTAGGATAAGCAAGGTAGTTGCCCGTCTTGAACTTCTCGTTCTGCATCGCCTCCCTCGCCCTGCTTTCAGCATTTTCCTTCAGCGTCGTAATCTGATTGACGATATCCCCTCCAGACCCCTCGTACACCTCCTGCGGCCCCGTGGCAAACACAAGACGATAACGCCACAGGTCATAGTCAAGCAGCAGCTTCTCCATGCACATCGCAAAAGCCGCATCAAGCACCACACCCTCCCAGTTGCGCGGGAAGTTGTCTATCGTGTAATCCGTGGGTGGCCCGACCGCAGTCATGTTGACAATAGACAACGCAGCCGTCAGGAACCCCTCCTGTATCGGCGTAGGGAAGTAATCGAACCAGTAGGTCGCCTCCACCACATCCCTCGGCCTCCCGTCCAGCCCGACGTCAACAGTACCGACGGAGAACGTACCCTCGGAATAGCTTATCACTGTCACGTCAGACGCGTGCGGCCCGCTCGTCAGTACAGCCCCGTTCTTGCGCACAACCAGCGGGGCATCCTCCAGCCAGTTCATGTAGGTACAGTTCCACGTCGCCCTGTCTGGCCGCAGCTCGGCAAGCTCATCGTGGATGCGAATCTGCCTGAACGACATCAGCTTCGGGGTCATCATGGTGTCAATCAAGTGATTGAACCGATCCGTTGACGCCACTGCCGTTTTGATGTATGTGCCTGGGAAAACGCTCATTCCATACCCCCTAGCAGATCATCCATCTCACGCATCACGTCAAGCACCGACACCCCGCCCCGCTCCGTCTCCTTCAGCCCAACCACGTTAGATGCAACCTTTGTCTGCCCAAGGAACGCCTCGAAGTTGAACAGCACCTTGACGTTCTTGTTCCGAACCAGAATGTCCTCCAGCGAATCATCAAGCCCGCCGTTGGCAAGGAAGTTGACAACAACGCGGGGATCAACATACGACCCTATCGTGGTCGCCACATCCGAATGGCTTAACGCCTCCTGCGCCTTGCCCATCACGGTCTTCATGCGCAGTTGAGGCATGGCCTCCAACCGCCGAACAGCCGTAATCAATGTTGCCGAAACCTTCATTAAACACCCCTTATGAATAATGAATCAAATATCAAACTTTATGAAAAAGAAGGCTGGAGCAGCCTGCGCCACCCCAGCCCACCCGTCGCCGCCCTATTGCTAGGGAGATTCCTTTAAGCTAGGTGTACACCATCGCCTTTAATGATTTCAGATTGTCAACGAACTTGCGAGCCTTGACGCTACCAGTACCCCCGAAGTACAGAGCCTTTGCCTTGTTCAGGTCACTGTCTGCGACACGAAGAACGAACACGACGCGAGCGGAACTCCCCGTACCAACCCGTTCCGATCCATGCAACGGGAAATCTAGCGCAACAAGATACGCACAAAAGTAGATATCCGAGGTGCGATACAGCGGAACTACCATTTCGTTATTCGTGTTGACACTCATTGTGATTAAACCTCCCGAACATCACCGCCTCCGTGATCATAGGCAACGGTACGAACTGGGGCTTTGCGCCCCTTCATCCGATAAGCAGCCTCTTCGTTCTTCGCCTTCTGCTGCTCCCCGAACGATGACGGGCGACGCACGCCGCTGACAACAATGCCAGTCGCCATGTACACCCGCTTGCAGTCACCGCCACAGTTCTCGCACTTGACATCCGTAGGGGGCTTGCCGATAGGGGCAATCCGATCCTGATGCTTTTTACACTTTGAACACACGAAAGGGAATAACATCTCCTACTCCCCCTTCCCCGACTCAAGCGCAGCGAGGCGAGCTTTCAGCGCAGCGATCTCTGCGTCCTTGTCAGCAGCGGGAGTTGCCTTGGGTTTAGGGCCGGGTTTAGCAGCACCCTCGGTGCGTTTGCTCCCCGGCTTAGGCCCGGGCTTCCGCTTCGAGCTCTCCGCCGATGCGACCCGCGCAGCCCCCTCCTTCGGCCCGAACTGTTGCCCCGCGTTGCGCGATACCGTCTTTTCACCAACCGCCATGCCAAGACTATCATCATGGACAATCGGCATCTTTGCCTTGTTCGTCTCCTTGAGCCGAGCCCGTTCAGCAAGCGATGCAATATCATTCTTCTTGTTAAGCTCCGCGATACGCTCCTCCACAGACTCGTCCCCGCGAATGATCTCCAGCTTGTGCCCCTCCGCCTTCTTACCTACCCGCGCCCGATCCACAGCCGCCTGCTTGTTCTTGCCTATCTGCGTATCCTTGCAATCCACAGGCTCCATCAGATCCTCGTCGCAGTGGATGACTTTCATCTTCTCCGTTGCCCGCACAATCTTCTTTGCAGCACTCGCAGCCTGAATATCCCCAGCGATCTTCTCTGCAAGCTCCTTGTCGTAAGGAACCGATATGGGATTGGACTCATACCGACGATTCGCCATCTTCATGTGATCGTACTTTATCGTCCCTTTGTATTCCGTCCCGTTGATTAGCACCATGCCATCATTCACCTCTATCACCGACCCCCGATTAACCCCGACCCCGTCTAACGCCGCCTGCCGAACCACCAGCCACTTCTCACTCATCCCGTCCTCCTTGTTTTCATATTACCCACTACATAGTGGAAAAGCCAAAACGAAACTGCTACGGCTGGACGCCCAGCCATAGCATCACCGACAAACCACCAACTACTCACTCCCGATAACCGAGCCGAAGGTAGGCCCGATGCCCAGACGATACTTCTGGCCTGAATCACCTACGTTTTCAACAAGACCTTGTACAAGTAATTTCTCCGCAGCCGTAAGCGGAATCTTGCGGATGTCACGGGATATAACCTCAAGCATCTTCCAGACGATGTTTAAGGGTTCATCGCTGACATACCCTTTGTATCCGCTTGCAACGGCAAGCGACGCAAACTTAGGGGCAAGCCAAGGTCTGGTTCCAGTATTGGTATTCGCATTCCAGAACTGTCCTATCGCTGCAATAACGCCACCACCACCCGATGTGGTCAAGCGAGCGTTGCGTGAAATGTTCCGAAGCATCCGACTGTACTGCCAATTGTCAACAAGATCCCATCCCATAATAACACCCCGTTCTTAGATATTTCCAATCAACACCGCGCTTGCTTCCGATTACTGCTTGGCCGCGTTCAACAGAACGTCAATCAACGCCTCGACCTTGTCGCTCGTCTTGATGACACCCTCCACACCCAACTGACGCAGGGTCTTGGACTTCTTGTTCACCAGCTTGGGAAGCATCGCCCGCAGGTCTTTGATCTTGCTGGCAAACGCAGCATCAATCTCCGCCCCCGCCGCATCGCCCTCAGCCGCAGCAATGGTCTTGGCAACCCGAATCAGCATCTGACTCGCAATCTTATCATTCATCTTGATCATTTCAGCACCCTCCACGTTTCACACCCACCCGTTAAACCAAATCCAGAAAAACTACTTCCCTGGCTGCTCAAAGACGTTCGGCTTGTCATTCGCCGACATGATGACGCCCGCGTTCTTGCGAATGTTCACATCATACGAAACCCGCTCCGCCATCCCATTCGCGCCCTTGCGAACAACCTTGGTCGTCGCATCAGCAAACACTGGGATACCACCCTCGAACGTAGCCTGCTCCAGCTCGCTCTGCGCCTTGTCCGTCAAATTACTGCGATAGCTCATTTCCTACCCTCCAAGTTTCCCACTTCAAACACCAACCTCTAACACATTGTGATTAAATATCAAAAAATAAAAAGGCATGATTTTTAGTCATGCCTGATTATACCATCTGTCCTATCAAAACCCATATATAAAATGGCGGAGGTGGCGGGAGTTGAACCCGCGTCCGTGAAAGCCAGTCTTGAAAGCGTCTACGTGCATAGTCACTGTTTCTCGACATGTAACCCGTCTATTCAGTTCTTAGCTGACAAGCAGGGAGTTCTTTCAACACCCAAAGCCAGCGTTCTTAGCCGCCATCAATCTCTGTAATCGACACTACTGACACCTACCGAGACAATCTCGGTGCCTTCGTGCTGGTTGCTTACGCAGCCAGAGCAAAAGCTCTGGCACCAGGGAATGCAATTGAGTTATCAATTGACTTGTAACCGGCTATTAACGAGGCCAACCGGTCAACCTCGGCACGCAACTCCCAACCCTCGACCCACGTCGAAACCAGTCACCCCCTTTATTTCTCTGAAAATCCCACAAAGCCTAGAAATCGTACTCTCCGTCAGCGGCAACTCCGCAACCCCAAACCCACGCATAGCATTGTTTTCCCACCCGAGCTGAACCACCTCTGCCTGCTCCTTCGGAACCCCTACGGACATCAGCGCAGACGAGATCGTGCTTCGCATCTCATGCACGTCGGCGTGACTTACCGCCTTTGATTTGACAAGCAACCGCGCCTTGTCACCGCTACGATACCACTTGGCACTAACACCCGATTCCCGACGCTTGAATATACTCATAACGAAGAACCCTTGTGCTTATTGTGATCGCTGATGCAGCATCGGGGGTAACACTATACGAGCAGCATGACCTTGTCAACACGAAACAATCGCTTTTGGATCTAAAACTACAATCGGGTTTTTCATCCCGTCAAGCATTATCTTTACCTTGTCCCCAGCCATCAGGTTGAACTTGTTCGCAGCCGCAAGCATATCAGCCATCGGGATGCCTAGCGCGTGGGCCGCAGAACAGAACTTGGTGACGGCATACACGATCACCTCTTGCGCCAGCCCCTCGGGAAGCTCCCGCCCCTCGCAGGTCACAACCTTGTCCCCGATGATCGAAACAATCGCATTCAACGGACGTGTATCCTCTGTCGGAACCTTGGCGTCGCTACTGTCAGGCCACACCCTGTCAAACAGCTTTCCAGCCTTCTTCGGCAAGGACTCGTAAACCTTCATCCGTTCGTTGTTATGATGCAAAATGCCAGTCTGCTGTAAAGTAAATCATCTCGACACCTCTATCTTAATCATCCTAGACCTCATGCTCTCTGGCATCTCCGACAGCTTCTTGTTGAACTCCCGCTCAGCCAGATACGTTGCCCGCATATCCTGAAAGTCCGACTCGTTCCACCGCTCCTGCATCGCATCCCAGACAAAGGACAGGTTGTTGTTCTCAATCTTCCCGCTGCCCAACGACTCCACGAACCCTATAAACTCCTTGTCAAGCCACGGAGGCACCCAGCAGCCCGAACGGCACACATGGATGCCCACAACGTCGTTCCTGTCAACCCGCACCTCCTGCGACCCCGACAGGTCCAGCCGAGCGGCCCTAGGCATCCCAAACGCTGAATGATCTGGCCTGCACCACCTCGCCGTCCTCCTGCGACTCCCACGCAGCCACAGCTTGAGCCAGTTATGGCACTGCGGGTAGCAGGCCCCCGCCCCGACAGGCCAGCAGTCATGGTGCGCATCAAACATGACGATGTGATCCGCCTTTGTCTCCAACGCCACATGATACGCCGACAGGTGCGACTCGGACACATACACCTTCGGAAACCCAGCCACCCCGATACGATCCCAGAACCCGACCTGCCTCCCGTCGCATCGCATCTTGCTTTCCAGAAACCCTCGGGTCTTCCAGATCATGCTCAGGTGCAACCCGTTCTCCTGATGCCCCAGATCCCAATCTGGATCCTCGGGACAAAAGTAATCAAAGTCAACGCTAATTAAGGTCTTCATATCCCCCTAAAAGCTGTTGGCCTGAACGCTCATGTCAACGTGGGAGTAGTATTTGATCCATGTCTGGATGCCGTTCAGGGGCTTGGTCGGTTTGGTGAATCTGGCGCATTCCCAGTCGCAGAAGGCTTCCCATTTCTGCTTGTCACTCATCCGGACTTCCTGATGGTGGCCTGAAAAGCGGCGGTGCAGTTTGGTGGCGATCTTGTCGCCGACAACCAGAATCATAATCATCTTGACCGTGTCGTGCATCAGGGCACGGGTCAGGCTGATGTTGGCCGTCAGGACGGAGCTCTGGCGGCGAACCTGCAAGAAGGCCAGCTTGTGGTCAAAAACTTCTTTGCAATCTTTAATACGTTGGTTCATATCAAACCTCCTTACAACCCCCTATCACCAGAATGTCAAAAGTTTCTACTCACCACTCAAGCAATATCAGCGACCTGAAAAGCTGCTCTATCCCCTTTTCATCCGCATCCCGTGGCAGCTTCGATTCCGCCTTGACCGTTTCAAGCTCCGCCATCCGCCGTTCCACGTCCGCCATAAGCGTTTCATACGGAACGTTGCCAGCACGGATGTTCATCAGGTAGTCAAGCTCCGCCCCTGCAAAGCGCACAATCGGCTCACCCGTGCGCAGGATCGCCTCCCCCGACATCAACAGCCTGATGCAGTGTAAAGCGTTTTTAGCGTCGTAGTCCACCACGCCTCGCTCCTGATCGACCCACCTGTTCTGGTTCCGATTCTTTACCCAGTCCCAGTACCCCGTCCATTGTGACACTGCCTTCTCGTACGCGTCCTCCGCATAGATAAGCAGCCCTATGAAGTACTTCTCATCCTCCAGCGAAATACTCCCGCAGACAAGATTCCCGTCCCGAAACACGCCCTTCGAGGTTTTCTCGTCATCCCTGTAAAGCCTGTAGACGTCTTTGCCGTGTTCCAGCCCAGCCACCTTGCAGGCATCAAGCCGATACACCTGCCTGTTATACTCGCAGCCACTAAGCAGTTCCTGATACGGTACGGGACGGCAAGGCTGCTTCTTGTTGTTCATGTGTGACGCTGGGATGATCCAGCAGAAGTCCTCCCGTTTCGGTTTATCCTCTGGCATCGGGTTATTCACAAACTTGTTCTGACCCCTCATCTTTTTAATTTGTGCAAATGCGTACCCTGAAAATGTGTGGAAAGCCTTCTGGGAAACGAACAGGCCCCTGTGCTTCAGGACATGATCCCAAGCGGGCGTCGTCTTCTTGATGCAATCATCGGGCATGAATATAAGTTCGATTATGTTCGGGCTGGCATCCTTCGCCAGCGCAAAGAACTTCTCCAACTCATAATACTTGACGTCCTCTGGACTTTCCTGCCCCACCTCCGTCGGCAACTGCTTTGTCGTTATCCGATCAGACAACGGACGCAAAAACACGCCCCTATAGTCAAAGTCAGAATGATAACTATCCGTATCTATTGCCGTTCCATACGCCCTTGACCCAGTCAACAGCTTACACATGATCATCCCAGACTTTTCCAACTGTTCTATATTCATATCTTCCCCTCCTTCTCAATCACATCCCAGCTATGGAAGTCCCGTAAGTCACCCGACCATACGCTGCCGAAGTCTCCGCCCGCCGCGCTGTCTGTCTCAAACGCCTTAATAAATCTGGCCCGCGTCTTGCCGCCAATCAGCGGATACCGAGGCGACCCCTCCTCTATCGGATACCCGAGCATTTCCCGCCACCCATTCCCATAGAGGCAAATGTACTTTATGTCGCAAACCTCAATCTCCACAGCCGTAAAACAGTAATCACTACCCTGCTGCAAATCATAAACCACCCGCTCTTTTTCAAACGCCTCGCTGGGAACATCCAAGTGGCATCCCAGAATGTCGCCATGATACACTGGCGGCAAGGTTTCCCATTTGATTGCAACTGGCAGCGAAACCATCGCGGTCACACTGTTTAGCTTGTCACCGCAAGCCTGCGCTCCGAACGTCACCCCACCAGCCTCGGCCATGAAGCAGACCTTTGATTTGACCTCCCGAGCCACAGGTTCAAACCCCGCATCAGAAAATGCCCCACGCATCCTGTTGAAAAACGCTTCAGCCGTTGCCACATTGCCCTGCATGTCCCGCAGCCACGCTTGGTTCCCGCCTTCAAAGTCAAACCCCAACGTAGTCGCGACCGCCTTGATCGGCTCTAGGTCAAACCCGTCTGGATGCACCCAGACAAGTTTCTGATCTGAATAGCTTTCCCCATCACTCGGAATTGAAATCAATCGTCCCATATCAACACCTCCCTTGAATATCAGCCAACTCCGCCTTGATCCGTTCAACCTCTTGCTGCATATACTGCTGCCGCATGGTTCTTTCCTCTGACTCTGGCTCCCCCGTCGACCCAAGCCTCCTCGGGAACAGCATCATGCCCGAACTTGAACAATTCAAGTTTCAAAGGCTTATACTTATCCTCCGTGTTTATGCGTGGCACCCGAACTAGAATCCGACCGTCCGTTGCGAAAGTCCAGTCCCCCGCACTCCACGGCCTGCTGATGCTTTCCCGCCCAGGTTCATTAGAACATAACAATTGCAAATCCATATCACACCCCCCTTATTTCATTTCCTCCCTATCACCAGCCCCGCCAGATTTTCTACTTCACCAGCCCCCGCTCCGACAACCTCTTTATCCCCACCTCTGGCAAATACCCCCACACGTTGCGTGCTGGCAGGTCATCCCAAGTGTATTGCTTGAAAAGCCTGTCCTTGTCAAACAGCGTTTCCAACGCCGCCAGCCGCCTCGTCGAGTTCCCCTCGCTCCAGAACTTCTTTGCCAAAGCCAGCTTCTCCACATTGGCAGAATCACTTTCCACGCCACGCAAGACTATCGCCTCAAGGAAAATAGCAGACAGGCTTTCCACAATCCCACCGACCGTGACACGCAAATGTTCCCCAAGAGCAACATGCTGACGAACAGCCCCACCCATTTTCTCAACATCATCACGATGGTTTTTATACGACATCTTCCATATACCAGACGGGGTTGCAGGCATTGCCCTGAAGGGGGTGAAATGGAATTGGACATCAGTCCTCTGGCACCCATTCCCAACAGCATCTACAGCCGCCTTCTTGCAAATCACCGAGAGTTCTCGAATATCGTCATCTGTTTCAGTTGGCAACCCGATAAGATTATATACCCGAACTGGATGCCTGATTGCGCTTCGTGTCAGCCCCATCAAAAAATCATACAACATCTCATTGCTGATCGGCTTGTTAACCATTACCCGCAATCTTTCACTTGCCCCATCCAGTCCTACATTTCTAATATACCTTGGATAATCATCACTATTTTTCAAGTCAAAGTCAAAAAGAGTGAACTCCTGATCTAACGAAAATGGATTATTCCCAGTCTTGCCCGACGACTGCCGCTGCCCTAGGTATTTCCTTGTCCAAGTGTAATGACAGAATGAACACTTGCGCTGGCACCCTATCGCCCCCTCCGTACACTCATTCCCCTTTGCATCCTTGAACGGCTCTGGATACGATTGGCCGACCTGCGCATAGATGTACTTGCGATCCATGCTGAATGAATCACTGTAGCAAATCGACTCATGTTCAAACCGACCCCCAGAAAGCTCCGCCTCGATCAACGGGACAATCAGGTTCTCCGCCCTCCCATAGACTGCCACATCAAAGAACGGAAGCAACGCCCGCACGTTGCAAACCCCGTGCCCGCCGACAATCACCCTAGGCTGCCTACCCTTCCACCGCAGCCGCTCTGCCAGAAAAGACCACCAATCGCACTGGCTCGTGATCGGAACCAGCAAAACCTTGTAGTCTGATACCGTCTCCATCCCCGCATACCCGACCTCAAACCCAGCCTTCTCAATCACATGCTTTACCAACTCCATCCCGAACCACCACCGCGTACAGTAGCTGTCAACAGCATAAGACGACTTGGCATACCCACCCTGAATATACACCGCAATGTCTTTCACCTCTTCCCTTTCACCCCGAAAACAAAGCCACACTTGCCGCATGTACACTTGACCCGCTGTTCATCCTTCACAATGTCAGCAAGAAGATCGGAAATGTCCCCCACATCCCCGAGGCCGTCACGGATCATACTGCCGAAGTCCACCTTCAGCAACGCCTTGAACTCCTCGTCCATAACATCAAGACGCGCCGTGATTACATCCCAGTTCCATTCCGACCCCAACGCCACATCAGACGCACGGTTGTCCATCAGCCCGTACGCCATCGCCTCCTCATCCCCTATGTCCAGACGAATCGCGGCAATCCGCTTCCACCCCAGCTTCCCCGCCGCCTCCAACAGCCCATGCCCAGCCCTGCAAATACCGTCACGATCAAGCACGACTGGCTTTGTCTGACCGAACCGAGTCAAACTGCCGACCAGCATATCAACATTCGTATCAGAATGGATCTTGGAGTTTAACGGGTCTAGCGTTATCCCGTCGATAGGAACAATGAATCCATGCAAGCTCTCAACAATAACCTCTTTCATTCCTCCCCTCCATATCCTCGTCACCCGTACCCGTAGGCCACGGATTGTCATGCCCGCAGCGGGGACACCGCGCCAGCTTTTCCTTCTTGCCAGCCGCCTTCTTCTCTTTTTCCCCACTGGATGCCCCCATCCCCAACGCCTTTGCAAGCGACGACTTCTCTGTATCCCCGATGCAAAGCAGGTCTAAGTCAAACGACCCCTTAATCCTCCCGACAATCTCCCGAACATTGTCCTCGTTCCACTCACTGCCTATGTCTGCATCAGACGAACGATTGTCAATGATCTCGTATTCCTGAAACTGTTCCTCCGTCCAGTTCGGAAACACAGCAGCAATCTTGTCAGCCCCAAGCCGTTTCATCGCAGCGAACACCAGATTGCCAACCCGAACCACATTGTTCTTGTCAACAATCACGGGCCTCACCTGCCCGAACCTCTCTATGCTCGCCTTCAGCACATTCAGGTTCTTTGCCGAATGAATCTTGACAACCGCTGGATTGTCTTGCAGCGTCGCCATATCCACGATCAAATCTTTCAACCCGTCCTGTATCTTTGCCATACCCACACCCTTACCCCTCTACATTTTCAAGTTCATCCTGACAGTCATCGGGAAACTGAATCATGTTGTTTGCCACGAACCGCCTGACAGCATTGTCGGCATAGCACTCAAGCAGGCTTGGAACCTCCCTCGCCACATGCTCATACCAATAGCACTCATCCTTCACCGATTCCCCCTTGCCCCCAGACGCAGCCATCGCAATCAGCATCCGCTCCGCCCACCGCAACCCATCCTCCGCATCCTCAAGCACCTCCTGCGCATTATGCTTGTGCAACCTAGGCATATACACCGACACCACAGATCCATCACCCATAGCCACCCTCCTTGGTTCCTACCACCCATTATACGCCAAAGCCCCCGCCAAGAACTTACATTCCAAACGGAGGCTTTGCAACAACCATTACAGGCAACCGTTCAAGTTAAGTTATGCAAACCTATACTTGTTTTGTCCTATGAGAAACGGTAAGTTTCTCATCTTGAACACCACAAAATTCATAGCATCCAAGTTTTTGCAAAGACTATGAAAACACTTCTTAATCAACACGGTTGATTTCAAACAAAATGTTCTCATAACACCATCAACCTATTTCGCAACCCCTACAGCATCCCCTTCTCGAAGCACCCCCCGATGTTCAAGTTGAACTTGGTATGCGGCTTGTCAACAAGGTCTATATCAGTGTAGTAGTCATCCGCGTCGGGCGTCTCCTGCCACCCCGCCCCACCACACTCCTGCCCCTTGTACTCCCCAGCCGTGAACACCACACGGTTCTTGCCAGCAGCCCCGTGAATCACACTGTCCTGATTCATCATCGTGCCAATATCGTTCAGGTGACTCTCCAGACTCTTCATCGTCGCCTCATCCTTGTGATGAACCATGACTGACTTTTCCGTCTTTTCCGTCAAGTCGGTGTCATCATGCAGGATCATAAAGCTCGGTTCCTTGCCCCCGTAATGCCCCACCGTCTCCGTGTACGGGATGTTGCGCTTCTCCAACTCCCCGCGCAACTGCAAATGCCGCTCGTGGAAGAACGGATCATCAGGCTCCATCTGCTTCTCCTTTGGATCCCTAGGATTACGACCTGCGGATAGAATGGAGAAATGACCCTTTGACAACACATTCTCCAGATCAACGCGTTTCAACTTACGGTGATACTTGTACCCTGACGCTTTGCCAGTCGCCTGCCCAGATGGCGGCTTTAATCCGTCGTCACCCATCCCGACGTCCTCGTTCGGCTTCTCCTCACTGTACTCGTACTCACCTTTTGAAACCTCCCGACGCCACGTATCCCTGTTCTCATTCGGCGGCTCCCACTTCCCCCCGCCGCAAAGAACCCGCCGCGCAATACGTTCAGCCATCGCCACACGCTTATAAACATTTCCAATATCCATCTCTAAAACCCTCCTATGCCTATGACGTGATTATCAAAAAACATACACCAGCAATCTCAATCACCATCAATGATTGTTTCCACCGTTCACCGCCACGGGAGTCGCCTTGTGAACCACACGCCCATTGAACTTGACCCTGAATCCCCATTTTAGGTTTCCCGTGTCTTTCCCATCCACCTCAAGTTCCCTCAGTACCCTGCCAACTGGAACGATCCACTCTGGCGTCATATCATCAAAACACTTCTCAAGCCCGCTGTAATTAGACCCACGATTATTCATACTCCCCCATAACCTGCATTCGCCCGAAATCAAGCACTCTTGCGACAAACAAAAATCGGCTCCCACTTCTCGCCCCTCCCAAACAAAGAACTAGCCACAAGCCGATGCTCCTTGTAAATACCGTGCCCCGCCGTAAGATACATCCTAACGTCATCAGCGATATTGTGATCTACCACGTTGGCAATGTTAAGTGCAAAACACCCCCCAACAGACAAATGCCGCATCGCCTTCTCTATCAGCGGAAACAGAAACAACTCCTTCCACGCCCCGTAATCCTTATAGCGAAACGCGCTTTGTCTGTCATCGCCCCCATACCACTCCGCATCGAAATAAGGGGGAGACGTGAATATGAAATCAAACAGCCCACCAACCTCGTAGTCCTCGAATGCCGTGTTGACTATTTTAACCTCTTTCCCATTCCCAACCTTTGCCGCAAGCCTGTTAAGCCCTGCAACTGTCTCTTTTTCAACCTCCACCCCAACATACTCACTTGCCGCAGAGCAACAAAACCCAAACAATCGTCCGCCCCACCCCGCACAGGGATCTAAAACGCGTCCCCCAGAAACACAATACCGATCAATTAAAGCCTTCGCAACAACTGGCCTGAAATTGTGAACTCCACCAAATGTTGCAAGCTCCGCCCGAACCGCAGAATCCGTCACCGACTTCCTATGCTTAATGCAGTCTGTTATCGCATGACGCAACAGCGAATCATCATCGAACACCGCTATCGGACTCAACTTGCCCTTGCGTTTCGCCGACCAGAACCCTTTGAAAAACGAAAGACACTCTGCACACCCCGCCGTATTGCCAGCAGGAATGTCCGTGTCAAACTCAAGCCTAGAACCAACAACAGACTGCACCGCCTTTGACACCCCTTCCGCCGTGCTATACGGAAATGAAAACCCAGCACGACGCAAGTGCGCAAACACCGTATCGACCCACATGTCCACGTCGCAATCTACAGACAATACATCCCGAGACGCATCAAGCATTACACGCTGATGATTGCACGGGGTACCCCCGAGACTAGGCGAAACCTTATACATCATACTTGGGTGCATATGGGGTTTTATCATTTCAAAGAACAGACCCTTGTTTTCAATCACAATGATAGATATGTCGTCCCGTTCGGCAACTTTAACGTCTAATCCTCGACCATCCATAAACCGCTTGATCCTATCAATATCCTCCCGACAGAATCCTGACGAAATCGTAGGCACCCCATCCTTGCACCTGTCAGACAAATGCCCGTCATCCATGTACCAGACAGCAAGAGCCATAGGAGTTAGCATAATCTCAAAACCCACTGGCAACCGCTTCCCGCCGTCCCCGTAAAACATCTCCTTGAATGGTTGGAACACCCCATGAGAACAAGTATGAAACACATGCCCATAAGCAATCCGACCATCCTCCAGCAGCTTGTCCTCTCGCCTAATGCGCCCCGAGTACGGGAAAAACACCGCCTGCTTCCATTTCAAATAATCTAGCTGCTCTAAACAGTGCGACTCCTTATACCTTGACGTACCCACGCCGCTTATCGCTAAATGTCCATCTCCCAATAATGACCCAAACAAAACGGCCTTCTGTTCTTCAGTCAATGACGATGGGTATGTTGCCTGATTTCGATCCGACTTGCCAACCACAGGAATCCCGAACTCACCCCTAATCGTCTTGATCAACATCCTGCTACAACCAAACATCTTAGCCAGTTTGCTTTCTCCCGTTTGCCAATACATCTCTTCAAACTCACCACGGGTCAGACTGCGAATGTCACGCAGCCCAGAACGACAGGCCCGCCTCGATATCCGATCCCTTGCCGATATGGTTCCAATACCATATTTTCGACGATAATACGATACCGCGACATCACTTATTCCGTGTATGTCCCCAATCTCCCGATCAGACAATAATTGTTCAACATACAACGACTCAATAACATCCTTTGTCAGATCATGCTCTTTATGCGTTTTCTTCATAAAATACTCCTTGTTAAACGTATAACTTGCATTTAACCGAAAAACAATCGGCTTGTCAACTTGTATGTTTCCGAAAAACAAACAAGCAGTAAACCTAAACCAAAGAACACAAGAATAGTATTCCAGACTTTTGAAGAAAGCAAACAAAAAACCCTTGGGAGGTTTATTTCCCAAGGGTCTCAAACGCCTACATTACAGGCATTTACGCTTACGGACGCGTTATCTCTATTACTTGAAGTGCGAAGGGATTATAAGCGCCGATGCCGATTTGCTCGAAGATCGAGAAACCGATCAGACGGTTTTTCGGATCATCAGCAGACAGCACGGTCAGCTCCGTACGCACAGGAATGCGACCGAAGAACTCGGGCTCGCCGCAAACGTACACGGTGCCTTCGGGCACGATACGCGACACGATCAGCTTGGCACCCCAGATGGTTGCCATCAGACCAGTCTTCAGCAGCACTGCCTGGGTCTCGATGTCGAGGGTATCCCGATCCCACTTGCGCAGGTCGGCATAGTCCTTGGCATTCAGGAACACAGAGGCGACACGCACGTCGGTACGCTCGATGTTGGCAAAAGCATCTGCCAGAGCGTTAGCCGTGAGGTTGCCCATGACGGGAATCACCGGGTTCGGGTTGGTCGGGTCAGCGGCCAGAGCGTCCATGACGGCGAAGGTCTTGCGATCCTCTTCCGCCTGAATCTCGGCTTTGCCCAGATCCACAGCACGTTCGATCAGATCGAACCGACGCTGCTTGATCTCGGTGAGCTGGATCTCGGGGTTCGAGGCGATCTCGAACAGCGGGAACAGCACACGTTTCGGCTTGGCAACCGCGACGATGTTCTCCCCCTCTTCACCAACGACATACGCCGTGATGTTCGGGTCCTTATCGTAGATCGGCAGGGCTCCATCGGGCAACGCCTCGACAAAGAACGCCTTACGGCCTACGCTGGAATAGTCACGCCGACGGCGCAACGGCTGAATCATGCTTGCAGCCAAACGCTGACGCCCTGCGGCGGTGCGGATGTGCTGGGAAATGATCTGCTGACGGGTCTCATTAGTCATCTTGCTCATGTTCTTATTCTCCTTCTTCGCTTCCGATTACTATCAGAGACGCATATCAACACCCAGAGTGGGCGATGCGGTTGTTGGGGCCTTGGTGACAACACCAATAACAGTTTTCGGAGCAGTCTCGGAAGACGCTTCGTTCGTCAACAGACCTTGAGCCGAGCTGTAGACGAGATTGCCAACAGCCCAGACCAGATCGGCACTGTCAGCGGCGTTACGGGTCTCGTACACGTCCACTTCAACCGATGCCATACCCTTCATCACAGCGACCTTGCCAGATGCAACTGCGGGGCTGTTCTCGAACGAAGCACCAGCGGCGTCGTTCACAAACAGACCAATCGGACGCAATGAAGCGTCACACGGCACAGACACATAACTACCTTCGGTCGGATCAACCGCCGCCACGGAACCACCAAGAACACCACGCGGGGTGTTCACGCTCAGCGTATCGTTCGTGTTCACTCCATAGTTTGCTTTGGTAAAGCAATCATTGGAAAGAACAGGAATCGAATTAAGCTGGCCACGAATCAGAATCGTCATTGCCATTTTCTCTTCTCCTTCTCTCTACTTCCACACGTTCGGCAACAGTTAGAACAGATGGTTCACATCAGGGGCCGATTCCCAGAGCGAACTGAGGTCAACCTTGCCGCCGCGAGACGCGACCTTGGGCTGGCCTCCCAGTTTCTTAATACCAGCTTTACGGCTCGACGCCTCGACAGCTTTGTCAAGTTCGGCCTCACCCGTGATCGACTCATCGTCGAACAAGGATTCAAGCTGTTCGTCAGCGATAGCATCGGGTTCCAGCTCGTCGTCAATCGGGCCAGACAGCTCGATATCGGAATCACTGGCACTCTTCTCCTCCACCGACTCGTCGGTTTCCTCTGCGTCATCCGCAGCGGTCACTTCCGATTCCGTCTCAACGGTCTCATCTTCCGACGCCTTGCAAGCCTCGGTCGTTTCCTCCGCATCATCAGTCTTTTCATCTTCGCCATCAGCAGCGACCAGCGAGGCAACCTTGGCGGCCATTGCGGTCATCTGCTTCTGCATCGCCAGAAACGCTTCACGCGCCTCGGCGGGCCAGTTCTGCATCGCCCGATCATTCTGGTCATTCGGGCCTACGGGAGCGTCTTCCGCGTTCTTGACAGCGGCTTCCTTCTCCTCCGTCACAGGCGCGGGGGCAGCTTCAGCCGCGGCTTCCTTCTCCACCGTCACAGGCGCAGCTTCCTCTTCGTCCTCGCTGGCATACAGCTTCTGCGTCTTGGCAAAGCGGTCAAGCGAACGATCAAGGGCTTCGCGATCCAACTCCATAAAGTCGTTGGCCTGCTCCTCAATCACTTCCTCGTCCACCTTCTCGCCCAGCAACAGAACCGCCAGACGAACCGCCTTGGATGCAGCTACGCGAACGCTGGCCATCGTCGGGCGACCCTTGGCGACACGGACACCGAACGGGAACACCGACGCGTCAGGCACGCCGAAACCGATTTCATCACGGGGATTCTCTTTCCAATCGGTGCGCAGATCAGGCAACTCGTGATTGACCTGCTGCTCAAACGTGTGATACTGCTCCATGTCGGGATCCACCCGATCAGGCTGATTGACATTTCCTGGATAAGGAATGCTCATATCCGCCGCCCGTTTCGTCAGTCGAACTCTATTGCTCATCTTATAACTCCCACTTCCCAGTCTTGTTTCGACTGATTACCGAACCTGCTTGATTTTGGCATCCACTGCATCAGCGATGCGATCAATACGACACGCCAGCTTGACGCGCCCCGTCTTTTCGAGATAGCTCGCAACGCGGTCAAGGCGAGCGGAGGCTTCACGCATCTTCGCCACATACGCCTTCTTGCCAACGCTGAGCATCGAGTCATGCGTCTTGGACTGCGTACCCTTAGTCACCCCGAGAACTTCGCTAAGGGAATCCTGCGAGATCTGCTCCTCCACGCCGTCAGGATCGACTTCGCTGGCTTCGACTTCATCGTCAAACCCATCCAGATCAATGTCCTCAGCAGCTTCTACATCAGTGTCGTCCTCTTCGGCGTCATCTGCGTCGTCTTCGTCGTCATCATCAGAGGCAAGCGTTTCGAGATCAAACATGTCTTCCTCGCCCTCGACTTCGTCCTCGGCAAGCTCCACGTCGTCAATCCCGAACTCATCCTCGGAATCAAGATCTTCCAGCTCCGCCATGCGGGCTTCCATATCCTTGACCGCATCCACTTCAACCTCATCCGCAGCCTTACGCCGCAGCTTGCTTTCCAGCATCGCTACTCGGCGCGACAACCGACCGATGTTTCCAACACTCATGTCTAACTCCTTCTGTCAATTGACAAACCCATTCGGGGTACACACCCCATAGCTATGTCTAATGTGAAAATATAAAAAAATTATTAAACCCGAATTAAATCAAAATCTAATCTGCTGGGCAGCCACCCGACCAATTAGATGCTCCCGACTTAAACGGGCCATTTGACGACGGGCAACCTTGAGAACCATCATCCCCGCCTTGTCGGCGACACGCAACTTGAATATATCATCAACACACGCCTGCAAGGACGTTATAGACGAAGCGGCCCGTGCTATATGCTCGGGAACCTCGGAGATGTAATGATTTATCTGCGCCCCCTCGAACGCGGGCCGCTCCACCCAGCTCGCCTCAATGAATTGAACCGACTTCGGATCAGCAACCATAACCCCGTTCTTCTTGACCATCCGACCGCACAATTCCGACGTCACCCGAATCTGACCCTGCTTGTCAGTGTACTTGTTCAGCAATTGATTCTGGATGTGGTCACAGCTAACCTCGTTATCCCCGAACACCTTTCCGCACCGAGAACATTGAACCCAGTCGCAGAGGCAACCCATTGACAGGCAGTTTGTCACCCCAGACTCAATATCTGCCACAAGGTCTTTATGCTTGCGATCAGTCGCAATCAATAGGTCCACATAGAAAACATTAGCCTTGTTTCCCTTGCCATCAGAATAAACAATAGGTCTTGCAACTGCATCCAAAATCTTACCCTTGGATAACGATTCTATCTGAACATGTTCGAGGAAATTATCCCCGCCGATGAACGTCTTGAACGTAGCAAGCAGAACATCATTAGACCAAGCATTGCCGTTGTTGTTCACGAGATCATTGCAGGCAACCTTGATCGTATGTCCATCAGGTTCAACCTCGACGGAGCTGACAATGGAAACATGAGTGAATAGAAACCGCTCTGGCGTATATGCAGACCAGTCAGTATCAATACGACGGGCAACGCGAACCCTGTTACCACCCGACGCAATCCGCTTCCACTCGTCCCTAGGATTTACAAGCACAGTAGCATAAGGCAGATCAAAGCTGACGCTCATCGCACCCGCCTTTGCCTGACACCCCGACGTTGTACACCTACGATCACTCATGGACATCTCCCTTACTAGGGAACCTGCGCGGGGTTTTACCCCCGCGCCATCCCTCCGCTGCAACGCGAACTGCGATTCCTGTCTTTAGCCACGAATGTACTTGGCTTCTTCGTAGCCCTTGCCAACCTTCAAACTCTTGTGCGCTTCCATCGCCCTGATAGCCTTCGGCCACTCCGTTACCTCGGGAACCTTGAATCCCTTAAGGGTCAGGTTGTAGTGACGCTCGATGTTGTTGATCTTGCCCGAGCAGTTCCACGACGAATAGACCGTTTCGCCATTCTCGTTGGTACGGCTGAAGATCACGTAGTAGTGGTATTTGTTGGAGTTGACCCCAGTACGCTCACCGCCATGATCAAGGAAGGTGTAGTAGGAGGAGTGTTCGCGCTTGAGATCGTTGGGCTGACAGCCAAGGTCATCCGCCGCACGCTTCGCCATCATCACCTTCAACCGTGGGGCAAACGATGTAAGCGAATCCTGAATCGAGTTCAGGCGATTAACTTGGATCCCCTCGATGATCGAGTCCCACGGGGCCGCTTGCAGCAGCTTGGCAACCCGAACCAGTTCACTAGCAACCCGACGCATCATAACCCGATCATTCATTCCCGCAATCTTCCTGCTGCTTGTCTTAACGTCCTCGTCATCCGATAGTGCCGACAGAACAATGTCAAAATCCTGCGGGCTCATCTTCTTGATCCTCTCCTGCGCTGCCTTGAATGCCTCTGGGCTATCGTAGCTTGCTGGATTCATCATCTTGATGAAGTCGGCTTTCAATTGCGCGGGATTGCGACCATTGCCACGTTCTCCAAGAGTCTTTTTGAAAACCGCCATCTCGGCAATCTCGGTGTCGTCCTCGTAAAGGTCATTCTTTTCCAGAACAGGTTTTGCCTTCGGGGAAACCTTTGTCTTGACCTTGACTGGCTTCTTGGCCTCCTGCGCCTCTTGCGAATATCTTAATATATTCGCTGTCGCGGAATAGCTGTCGTACAGATCCTGCGCCGCCGCACGCACCGACTCTGGCAACTCGCTGCTTTTCGCCATGTTGTTAAGTTCATTCGTGCTTATGTCTGACGACCCCTGTCCCTGTAGGAACCTGATTATCTTGGCCGACAAACCCTTGATCCTTTCCCGCGATGCTGATTCAAACTCCTTCGCAGCCGCCTGCAACGCTTCTGGAGAATCAGATTTAGCATGGGTCTTCAAAGCCTTCTCGAACCCCGCCGTAGTCTGCCCCATCTCCCTCAACCCGCTTGCGTCAGCCGTTGACGGATGATTGTTCGCGGGATGATCCTGCGGGTCGGAAACGCCACTGGAATAAACAGTATCAGAATCAAGCCCCTTGTCCTTGATCACCTTGTCGATGTTCTGCTTGATCTTCTTGGCAAGACTCGGATTCGACTTACGGGCAGCCTTGTAGTCATCCACCCACTTCGACAGACCATCTGACAACGCTTTCTGGGTATTCTGCTTGGAATCACCAGCGGGCTTTTTCGCATTACCCTGATTGAAATCCGTTATCTCGTCAACCGACAAGTCTTTCGGATCCTTGCCGTAGAAGTCGCCGATCTCTTTCATCTTCTTGGCGTTATCCCGCTCACGCATCTGGTTGTAAGGATTCTGGGCCATATCCCGCTGGGGTTTCTCCTGCTTCTTGACGGTGTGCTTTGACTTATCAGCAGCAGGGTGGTCATTCAGATACTTCTTCCTCTGCTCGTCCGTGTCAAACTCCATCGAAACCCGATTAACCATTGCCTTGCGCAACACCATGCCAGCTATCTTTTTCAAGTCCATCTTCTCAACTCCTTAACAACCGATTGTAATCCCGTTTTGATCCCCACCATCCAGCCACCTGAAGAATGAATTGTTTATCAACTTTTTCAAACGAGGCGCGGTAAGCCTTGTCACAGGTGATCCAGAATACACCACGATATACCCGTTCATCCCCTCGAAACAGCGTACTGGATTCTGGTTCCCGAACACAGCCCTCAGCATCTTTACCCGATCCTCTGGAATCTCGGCAAAGTCGATTTCAGCCGACGCCGTGACCGACTTGGCCTTGACAAGCGAACTCGCGACCATCTTCAACTCTTTCGCAATCCTGTTCATAACACCATCCTTAAAAAGACCGTTCTGCAAACTCCCTACCGATCACACTGTCGGGCCAAGCATGAAACTCCTTCCACACCGCATCCTCGTCATTCATGTCAATTCCGAACTTTTCAGAAATCTCCTTCGTGATTAACTCCTTCGTCTTATCAGTCATTGACCTTGACGGCAAGACGAACTTGACCTGCGGAAGGGAATTATCCCGATTCGTGTATTCATACAAGTCCTGCATCCCGTCAAAGCTCCCGTACTGGTACTTGCTAACCAGCTTGTTGACCGCCTCTGACGTCGGGCCATCAGCCCACCTGATGCTGACTGAATTGCCGCCAGAATAAGAACTAGACCTGACCTCGAACTTGGTTCTAGGGAATGTCTTTTTCAGCAAGGTCTTGATTACAGCCGAAGCGGCAGCATGATCGGTAGCGGCCTGCACCACCTTTGCGATCACCAGACCATTGACTTTGTTGAACCGACCAGCAACCTTACGGGAACCCATCTGACCGTTCAACGACTTGGCATAGATGATTGTCAGGGCAAGTCTCGCAACCTCCCACCCGTTCTCGTCCCCCGAATCAGCAAGGTCAAGAATCACGGAACGCGCCCCGCGCTTGTACGTTTCGCGCTTCTCTGGGGTCATTTGGCTCAGCTTGTCGTAAACGATCTTTGACAGCTTCTGTATCTCCGAATCGGAAAGACCATGATCGTAAGCATCAAGTTCATCTTTCAGGAACGATAGAGGAAGCAATCCCCCACCAGACACCGTTTGATTGCGGGTCTTCTCCTCCGCCATCATGTCTGAAATAAGATCATTGACCATGCGTGCTGTCGTCTGCCTGCTCGTGGATGTCTCATGGTCTAACGACCCGACACTCACATCCCAGAACCCATAGGTCTTCAACTCCCTGTCTGGCGGATTCCATACTACCGTCAAGGGAATACCGTCAACCCGTCCGTCCAAGCGATACGCCCCGCTATACCCCAAAGGCTTCTTTTGCAACTTGCCTAGGTAATTGACGCCAGCGACAATGCTTTTGGCCACCTGAATCAGATCTCTTGAAATC